ATATTTGTTGATGCGAAAAGAAAAGAGACTGAATTAACTTGGGTAAATATTCATACAAAAGAAAATGTTGTGGTACAAGCAACTTTTAATATAGAATCTAATTATGTTTATGCAAATAGAATTGATACTTTTTTAGAAAATAAAGGTTATGGGTTGGAAGTTTTTAGTACAATGATTAATTATTTTAAAAAAAATATTAATAAAAATTTAATTAAATGTTATATAGAAAAAGATAATTATGAAAGTCAAAGAATGATTAAAAAATTAAAAGGAGTAGAAATAGAAAAGCAAAAACAAGGATCTATATGGGAAATAATTATATAAAAAAGAGTATTTTAATTAAGGTATAAAATGGCTGAGTCAACTTACAGTAAAATAGCAAATAAAGTCTCACCTTTAAAAGTGAAGCAAGACGACTTAAATCTATTGAACAATTAAATTTTACAACAGAGGAATAGAAAATGAAAAAAGTAATTTATGAAAGCAGATTTAAAGAGGGTGCCCCATCTTCAACTGAAATAGATGAAATACCTAATCTAAACAAAACTAGAATTAAGACAATCTCTCTTAGAGCAAAATCACTACAGGACTTAGCTCTTGTTCAATCAGACAATATTACCAGAGTTAAAGATAATGGGAAGATAATTACTTTTATTACTCCTGCTGGAAATATTAATTTAGATCGAAGTTTTGTTAGAAGAGTTAATGAGATTTATAACGACACTCAACTATATTTATTGGTGCTTTGTAAAAGTAATCTCATGTATACTATAACAATTAAATAGCAACAAAGATGCATAAGATGTTGGTAGGTTAATAGAAGAATGAAAAAATATAAATCACTATTTGAGTATGACCCTAAGATGATGAGGGCACTTTATAGAGGAGGGAAGAAAGGACCAAGAGCCCCTCTTCCTGACTATCTTACTGTTGACAAGTGGATACTTAAAATATGCTCAACTTTAAAAGTGAAGCAAGACGACTTAAATCTATTGAACAATCCTGATTGGTCTAGGATTGTTTGCTATGGGAGTTAAGGTTGAGATGGAACATACAACAAACAAAAACATAGCCGAGAAAATAGTAAAGGATCATCTTGCAGAGTTTTCAGACTATTATACACGGTTGAAAGACATGGAACAAGATGCTAAAGAAGAGGTGACGCAATGAGTGTGAAGTACAATTATGAGATATTTGGTAACAAAGAGATTGGCGATCTTTTCGTAACAAAGACGTTAACGCTTGCTGGTAAAGTTGAAAGAACATTAGACGACTTAGTTGTAGGAGACGGAGTTGTATCAATGTCTACTACTAAGCTAGGTACAATTTCGTACATCATAGCAAATAGTACTTCTGCAAAAGTAACTATTACAGCAGGTGGAGTAGACGCAATTTTTAATATCAAAGGGCTTTTTGTTTACGACGTAGATGCAACGTATGCTGCAACCATTACTGCTATTACCGTACAGAACACATCGGCTACAGCAGCAGATTGTTTTATTGGAATATACGGGGAGTAAGGAGGAGTAGATGTCAGTTACTATAGAAGAAAAATATCTTAAAGAGATAAAACTGGTTCTGGCTTATCCATCAGTTGATAACATTATATTGACTGACGAAGAAATTAAGGCATACTGTATATGGCCAGCTATGCAACAGTACTTTACTAGGTTCCCACTAAAGACGTACTACTCAGGGGCTATTAGCGGTTCAGCGAACGTTGACTTTGATTCAACAGAAACATATGGTGTGTTGGATGTCAGGGTTGTTGATGCAGGAATTAGTAATCCATCAGGAGATTCATTTTGGGATCTAGTTAAATTTCAACAGGTCGGTGGAGCATCTTCTGGTGGGCTAGGAGCTTATGGTATTGCTGGTTATAATCCCAATAGCTTTACACAGCAGAAACTAGAACAGATAAACTTACAGAAGACTCTGCAAAAACACTACTCAACTATTAAAACAATGGTTGATTTAGAGAATAGACAAGTCGTAATTTACTCTTCTGCCTCTGGAACAATCAATATAACATGGGCAAATTATAGTGAGAATTTTAGTAATGTAAAGTTCAACATGCAAAGAGACGTCATTAACCTTGCTAAGGCAGAGTTGCTAGACCATCTAGCTAATACTACGTCCATTGTAACAGATAGCTCTCTAGACGTGAGTATCAACGCTGACACGTTAAAGAGTAACGCAGAGGAGCTAAGAAGTAAGGTACTAGAGAAGTGGTTAGAGTATCCAGAAGTAATAGTGCTTCATAACTAATATTAACTTTTGGTTTTCTCTACACTAATAAACATTAGAATGGTAAACATTTAAAAAGAGGTAAAATAGATGGCCTACAGAACAAGTTTTCAAGAGAAAGATTTATCAGGTTTTGTTCAAGGAAGCCCAGGTGAAACAGGGGCTATGGTTGTTTCTTCAATAAGGGGACGAGCAGACAAACCTATGTATTGTCAAGGTGAGGATGATGTAATCTTACATTTCGGACTTCCATCAGCTTCATACCCAGATGTATTTGAGGCAATTTCGTTTTGTAAGACTGCACCATGTTGGGTAGTTTCAGCAGTCGGCGAAGAAGCAATATGGGGTGGTATTGATGTTAATCAAACTACCATTACGGGGTTTGGTGTTGGATCAGGTAGAGTTGATCCTAGTTCAGTTAACTATGCAAGTATCAACACTTATCAAACGCTAGTTCCTACTGGGTTGGTTAATGGTATTAACGCACAGTTCACAGGCACTTTTTCAAACACACCTGTTGAGGATGGTTCACTTATAGTAACTGTTGATGGCACAAGACTAAGTTTTGACGACGCAAGTGGTGCAATATCTGGAGCAGACATTAACGTTGCTGGTACAAATACGATCACGCTTGCAACTGGAGCTTATGACTTTACACTTGATGGAACTCCTGGTACTATAGCAACAGCAACTTCTACAGTTGATCTAAGTACTCCACTAGACTTATCAACACAGAGTACCGCTGGAACTCATACAGTAACAAACACAGGTTCAGCAGCAAGTTTCATAGGTACTACTGTTCCTGCAGTTCCTACTCAATCAGATTATGAGATAGATTTTCAAATAGACGGCGGGTCATGGGTACAACTGGCAACCGTTGACATAAACGTCGGTGATGACTATGATGATATTTGTGCGGCACTTCAAGTAGCTATTAGAGCCAGTACTTCAGGAGATGAGACAGTAGCTATCGCTGGTGGTATAATGGTATTTACTACTGAAGACAAAGAAAGCACTAGTCAGATTGTAGTTAGAGCTGGTACTGCTGGTACTGGAACAAGTGACGTATTTCTAGCAATTTCTACCGCAGATGCAACTGCAACTTGTACTGTTTCAGGATCACCTGTAACTGGAGTTGGCGTTGATTTTGAAGTAGACATAACTATTGATGCAACAACTGTGACAGTTAACTTTAATAATGCTGCTTCTACTTCACAAGCTACAATACTTGGGTTGATAAATGCGGCGTTTACTGGAACTCCTGCTGTTGTCAGTACTGACTTTATAGCACTAAGTGGTGCAGCCGGTGATGCAACGATAGGACATGTTAAGGTAGAGTCAACAACTGGAACAGGGTACGATGGTTTATCTACTATATTTTCAGCAACGACTATGGAAGATTATGGAACAAGTCCTTCAGGGGCTATTCCAAAGTATGGTTCTACTATAGCAACAGGTTCTGTTTATAACTCAGACAAATCAGCGACCGTCAGTCACTCATTCTTTACAGCAAGTGCTTGTGTTGATTATTTAGCAGGTAAAGTAGAGTATGTGAGTGGAAACAAGTTCACCCTTACACTCTATGAGCAGCTTGAAAATAGTAACTATGTAGAACTTACTACATATAGCTACTCACTAGACAGAGAGAAAGATAATTTCGGAAGAAGCCTTTATTGGGAAGATGTTTTTGATGATAATCCTTATGTCATTATGGTAGTAAACAGTGATTACTCAGGTGGAACTTACACCATAACGGGTTCAACTGTAGACTTCACAGGTGGTTATAGAGGTGAAACAGTTACTGACGCTCAATATAATACTGCTTGGGCTTACTTTCAAAAGAAAAATAAATATCCTGCTAAGATTGTTATGGATGTTAAAGGTAATAGTGCAACACAGGTAAATACAATTTGCACAACTTACCAAGAGTATAGCCATGCTATAACAGCAACTCCTCTAGGTAATACAGTAGCAAATGCTGTTATATACAGATCAAGTCTTGGACTTAACTCAGACAATACAAGCCTATATTTCAACCATGCTAAGATTGTTGACCCTTATAATGACTCATATGCATGGATTTCAAATATTGGTTCTATTGGTAGAAAGTATGCTTTAATGCAAGATGTATTTGATGCAGGAAGCCCGGCAGGGATAGATGAAAACAACCATGGTGGTCTTATTTCAGACTGGAGAGTACTTGAACTTGAAGTTGACCCAACTGATGCAGAGCTAAGAACACTTGACGAAGCACAAATCAATCCTGTTATATGGGATGCAGACGATGGAATGAAAATTTATGGTGATAAGACCTTACAGTCTACACTATCAGACACTTCATACGTTGGTGCAAGAAGAGTTTACAATTACATACTTGAGACTATTCAAAAGCAAGTATTGAAAAAACAAGAGTTTAGACTGAATGATGCAATTCACAGACTAACTGCTAAGATGATGACTGAAAACTTTTTAGCCCCTATCAAAGCAGATGGTTGGATTAGAGACTTCTATGTACAGTGTGACACAAAGAACAATGATAGCATTGTACTGGACGCAAGAAAGTTTATCTTGGATATCTATATTCAGATACAACCTAATTCACAATTTGTACAGCTTAAACTTACTAGACTTTCACAGACACAGAGCATAGCACAGTTTATCAAATAAGTTAATGGGTGGTGGGTAACTGCCACCCGTTACTAATAAATAAGAGGACAATAAGATAGTGGAAAAGTATAAAAGTAAATTTGAAGAAGGCTCAAGAGCATCTAAACTCGCCCAAGGTATTGCAGAGTATATAAGTGAGTTATACTCTATGAATCTCTCTGCGAAAGATGTTCAGGATGGTCTGACCAACCTTATGACAGAAACTATATCTAACTTAGACAGAGAAAGTCGTGACTTAGCTACAATGTTATATAATAGAAATTTTTAGAGGGACAATGAAAAAGTATAAAAGTAAATTTGAAGAGAAAACGGTAGAGGATGTGCTATATGTACTCTTCTCAGATAATGTTAAGGACTATGGTGGACCTGGAGTAAATGCAAGTCAGTACATGAGGTTCGTGGATCAAATTACTAATTACATCATTACCGATTTACTAGACTTAGTAGACTTTGGAAATAATGATAAAGAGATAGAACGTCTTATACAAAAATTAAGATAGAATATTATGTTTATAAAGAGAGGTAACATAAATGAGTACTGAAACAATTTTAAATCTTGGATCTGATCAGATGTCGAACCAGTTCGTCGTCCTATTTCCAGAAGGTATCCCCGGTGGTGGAAATAAGGATATTATCTCATTAAGGATGGATCAATCTTTCACACCACCAGACATTAGCTACTCTACTTATGAGGTAAACTATCGTGGGTTAAAGATACTTAAACCGTCACTGATGGAAGAAACGAGCAAAGAGTTCACTTGTGAAATTAGACTCGACCAGCAATGGGACGTGTACGATGCACTCAATACGTGGATGAAACTCGTATTTGATCCTGAAACACATATTGCAATGGACGATGCTTTAATAAGAACGTCTGTTATAGTACAAGCTTTTGGAAGAAACAACGACGTAGCACAGACACTTACTTTTAAAGGTGTTATTATTAAGTCTTTAAAAATCGGAGACTTTTCTCCTGAGAGTGGAGATCCAATTAGATTATCTGTAGGTTTTACTTTCTACAATATGACAACTGCATAGAAACCTCCTCTTTTTATAAGTTTATAGCTTTTTGAGCCGCATTAATTTATTTTGGTGCGGCTCTCCCATGTGTTACTAATATGTATAGAGGTAGACTATGGCAATAATAAACGACATAAAAACAGTATCAGATAATAGTTTTGGACTCGTAAACTTAGGCACAAGATCTGTCATTGAGTTTATGAGTATGCAGTTAACCAACATATTTGATCTGATAGTGTATCCAGCTCATATGGACCCGCTCTCACTAATTGGTCTTAAAACACTTGCACTAGACAATGTTATTGCTAAGTTTCATGTCCAGTCAATCGCACTTGGCCAACCAAGTATAGAGTATGAAGCAGTTAACCATACTAAGTATGTTAAAGGTATTGCTTTTCCTGAAACGATCACAATGACCTTTATTGAAAACGAACTCGGTAATGTGAGAACCTACTTACAAGGATGGATGGAAGACATTATTTCTGTCAAGGAGAACGATAGTGAAAAAAGCGATATGAAGTGGAAGTTCAAAGACAACCAACTCAAATCAGAAAAGAATGCAACACTAATACCACAGATGAAAACAGGGCTACCATCAACAGTATGGATTCAGATACAGGGTATGAAATACAAGAGTATTGGTGATTTAATTTTTGACCAGGGAAGTGGTGAGCCAATGAAATTAGAGGTAACTTTTAAAATAAACAAGATATGGTTGAAACCACTAATATCTATATAAAAAGAAGAGGAGATTATTATGACTGAAAAGACAATTTTAACACCTGAAGAAGTAGAGGCAAAGAAAACTAGAAGGCGTAGACAGCCTGAGGCAGTAGAGGAAACTGTATCAGCTGAAGAGAAAATAAAAGAGATCAAAGAACAAGAGGTAGTAGAACAAGAGGAACCACTATACAATAGGGCAGGAAGAGTGTGTATCAATCTTGAGACAGAGGGACGATTTAGCCTACCTGAAAAACTTTACTTTACTGACTACACCGTAGAGGATGTTAATGACATTGCACTCTCTTCACAAGAAGACATGTTAGAAACACTCATTACTATTCTTGATAAAAGAGTGAACGAGGATGCAAACTGTTCTATTGCTGATGCTACTCTTGAAGAGTTCTTTGAAATTCTTATTGGAATGAAGATGCAATTTGGAGAGGGTGATCATATTCATTCGTGGTTATGTGATAAGTGTCAAATTGATCTCCCTGAAAACCAACAACAAATAACTGACACTCCTATTTCTTTAGACACTATCAATTATACCTCTATCACAAAAGCAGAAGAGAAGATAAAAGATATGTATAGAAAGAAATTCGAAGACTTCACAGAACTTGATTTTGCAAACTACCTTAAGAAAAAGTATAAGGACAGTGAAGACAACGTACCAAGTGACTGGACAGTGGAGCAAGAGTTAGACAGTATACAGATCACTGATCACTTTAGAGTACCAGTAGGGGATGAGGTATATGTTTTTAGATTTATGAGACTTCGTGATATGCTGAAGGCAGCAAAGATAACAAAGAAAAAGTATGCTATAGATGTAAAGAAGATACAACGAGCACAGGCACATGGTGAGAAGTTAGCAGATATTAAAGCTGATAAAGAAGAAAAGTTAGAGTTACTTGCAAAACAGGAAGCTAGAACAGGCATACTGTATAGTAAAGCCCTTACTCTAGTTACTGTTAATGGTAAAGAACTAAGTGATGCAGAGAAGTTAGAGAGATATAAAGAGATTCCAAGATCAATTCTTTTAAAAATCATCGAGATGGTTGATAGCATTGTTATCGGAGTGGACGACGAAAGAGAGTTTATTTGCCCTTTTTGTGGCGAAGTAAACCGGAGGTCACTTCAACAAGAAATCCATACTCTATCACTTCTACCATTTGATGTTGATACCGATGACAAACGTGGACGACATTCAGGGATTGATATTTATTTTGGCTTATAAGCTAAGGCAACCAGAAGATGAGATTATGAAGATGCCCTTCTGGGTTGCTAAAAAAAGATCTAATCAGTATAAAGATTTTCAGAAGGCAATGGAGAAAGAAATGAATAAGGGAAATAAAGATCTTAAATAATAGGTAAATACTATGGCTGAAATGACTATACCAATGACAATAGGAGAGCAAATTCAACTCGAAAAAGAGGCACTTGAGTTTCAACGTGCATCGTTGGAATCCCAAGAGAAGCTTACAGACATCATGTCTAAGAGTGAGAAAAAGAAACTCAAGCAGAGGCAACAGGTCTTCGAGTTAGAGGAGGCGGAAAGAAAACGAAACCAACAGATTCATAAACTTCAGATGATGCATGTGTATAGTAATAAGCAAGCTAAGTATCAGAAGATTAAAAATAAACTCTTGACAAAGTATAATAAATATATAGTCAAGGGTGGGTTATTCGGTAAGATGCTTCTGGCTTTTAAAAACATCGCTGAACAAAGTGGGAGTATTTTTACTAAGATTTTAAAGATGCTTTTGTTTATGGCTATATTCGATCCAAAAGGTACTCTACTTACTTCCTTTATTAACATGGCGATAAACATAGGAACTACGATTATTAAGATGTTGATAAAACATGTTCCACCATTAGTTAAAAAAATGGCACTACTGTTTTGGAATGTGCTACTCCCTGCAATAGGAAGGATTGGAACTGCGTTTATGGAGGCCCTTGGTTTTGCTAAAGGTGGTATTATGTCTTCCATCGGTGGGTGGCTTGCACAATTTGCCTTAATAGCTATTACTATCATGGGCGCATGGGCTAAGTTTGGAAAGTACATTATGCCATTAGCCAATGGTATTAAGTGGTTAATAGCATTAAGAAATAAGGAAGCAACACAAGAACGAATGCTTGCACTCAAAAAATGGACATGGAATAAAAAAATAAGACTTCAGCAGTGGTTAGGGGAAAAGAAAGAGTATCTTAAAAACGTAGTTTGGAAAAAAAAAATAAGACTTCAGCAGTGGTTAGGGGAAAAGAAAGAGTATCTTAAAAACGTAGTTTGGAAAAAAGCAAAGACAATGGCAGTGTTCGCATGGGAGAAAGCAAAGACAATGGCAGGGTTCGCACAGGAGAAAGCAGCACAAGTTGCTTTTTGGTTATGGAATAAAAAAATAAGACTTCAGCAGTGGTTATGGGAAAAGAAAGAGTATCTTAAAAACGTAGTTTGGAAAAAAGCAAAGACAATGGCAATGTTTACATGGGAGAAAGCAGCACAAGCTGCTTTTTGGTTATGGAAAAAAGCGGGGGCAATACTAAACTTCGCAATAAGACTTGCACTTGATCCGATATTCCTAATCATCGTCGCAATAGTCGCCGCAGGAGTACTTATATACAAGTTCCGTAAACAAATCGGTGCAGCATTCAAATGGGTGTGGGATAAACTATCAGCATTCTTTAAGTGGATATGGGAGAAAATAAAAGCTCCATGGGTTATGATAGCCAACTTCATGAAAAAGATCTTCGAACCATTTATGCCACTATTTGAAAAAATAGGTAAGATATTTAAGACTCTTAAAGAGACAGTGATTGATAAATTCTGGGATATTATAAGTGGAATTAAAAAAGCATTTAGTAGTTTAGTCATGTGGTTTAAAGCAGTTGCGGCAGTTGGTGCATACGACTACTCACAACTCGAGGATAAAGAGAAAACTAGGTTGAAAGCGGCCCTTAAATATAGAGATGCTCTTGAAGCTGTAAAGAAGAAACAAGGAGATAGGTTGTATAAAGGCCAACAGAGTATGGGTACCCTTGATTCGTTAAAAAGTATGGACGAAGGAGGCTGGGAAAACATAGCTGAAAAAGAGGGTGCCGCAGCAAATAAGAATACACAGGACTGGGTTAAAGCAACAGCCAAATTAGAGGATCAACTTGAAAAGTTAAATACTACAACAGGGAAGGCGAAAACTCAAGCGAAGAGTGATGCAGAGAGAGCACAGGATGCAGAAAAGAAAAAAGCGGCGGATAGAAACAAGAAGACTAGTGAAGCTAAAGATAAGCTCATGACTAAGATGAAACAGTTCGCACCAAAAGGTGGTCTAGCAACTATCAGTAGCCTTACAGCTGACTTAGGTAAGATGTACGATTAACAGAGGTATAGTGAATGTCAAACAAGATTATTTTAGAATTACATAACGAGACTATTAAAAAGAGGCTGAAAATACTAGCGCAGGGAGCCCCTATTTCCCCGTACTCAGACAAACTAACATCGTGGGCGAATGGGACGTTCATTGCCCCATTAGCAGATGATGTGGTAGTAACTGCAGAGTCTAACTATGCCACACTAGGAGAGCTTGTTCCTCCTCTAGATACTATTATTAAGACAGTGACGAGTATCTCTGCTGCAGTGTCAAATGAGATGAGTGCTTCACAGGTAAGTTTAGCACACTCGTTTGATGTACCCAAGTGGCAGAGTACCACACCTGCAAAGATCTCTTTTAAGTTGATATTCTACACTAAAGATAATCCATATCTAGATGTGTTTATACCTGCGACAACTATGCAGGGACTCACAATACTTACTAGAACTCATGGAACAGATGCTCAAGGAGCAAAGGTAAAGAAGTGGATCACCCCTGGTATTAGTCTTCAAACAATGAAGGCGTTCGGAGCAGAATCAAAAACTAAGGCAGCAGAAAATGCTGTTAAATCGTCTAAACTTGTTTCTGTTTTAATTCCAGGCATAGTTAATATCCCTCTTGCTTTTGTAAGATCTGCTACACCAACATTCTCTAAAGAAAAAACAAAGAGTGGTTATCCACTATGGGCAGCAGTTGACATGACAATAGAATCAGCAGAACCAGCATCAGATGACATTTTCAGAGGGGTTGTATAATGAGAAATGTAGTAATGGAGACCTATACTAATACCGGTGACGTATTCATTAACAAACCTAGTACGGTTGATTGGTCGAAATTTGAATTCACCAATGGTTACACTCCTCATGTTATATCAGAGAAGGAGATATACAAACCTTACTTAATTTCTATTCTATACTATGATGACGATGTATACGAGGATGTGATACTGTTAATAAATAATATAGCAAGTGTATTTGATCTTCGTCCTGGTGCAAAACTTAAAATACCCGACTATAAAGACTTAAAAGACTTTCTATCTGATAACTCAAAATAGGAGACAGTATGAAAAGGTTTCAACTATACCCAGCAGTTGTTGTAGATAACGACAACCCTGATAAGAATGGAAAAGTTCAAGTTAAAATTGAACACATGCATTCAGATGTGAAGTCAGAAGACTTACCATGGGCTCAACATTTCTATGGTGGAACAGGTGGTGGAACAGATCAAGGCACTTCGTGTATCCCAGAACAGGGTTCAAACATTTGGGTCTTCTACATGGACGACGAGTTTTATAGGAATCTATATTTTATAGCTGACATGCAACTTGATGCAATGCACGCACATACCTACTATGACGACTCTGTTAAATCAACCGTAGGTGCGAGTTCGTCGTATCCTGATGTAAAGTATCTTAAATTAAAAAATGGAATAGTTCTTGGAGCAAGCAGTAATCAGACTAGCCCAGAAATAACTATCTACCACCCAAGTGGATCACATATATTCGTTGATGCAGATGGAGACATAAACTTAGTAAGTGCAGCTAAAATAGTTCTTAAAAATAGTGCGTCACTTAAAGACATACTAATAAGTGTGAAAGAGTTATTAGAGGAACTTGGAACCCCTACAAACTGGACAGGAAACTTGGGCGCCCCTTTAATATTTAGTCCTATAGCTACTTTTCCAGTAGATATAATTTCTCTACTATCAGATATAAATACCCTATTAAGAGAATAAACAATGGCACTAGACAAAGGTAACAGAGCTTGTACTTCAGGTCTATCAGGTGAACTGTATGACATACTTGATAATGCTAACTCACTATACTGGACTGCAGGTGACGATGACTATTTAGTCGCGTCAATGAAGAACGCAGACTACGGTACACCTTTTCAAGATGCATGGCTCGATGGCACAAGAGGTTTACTATACGGTATATCAGGGGCAATGGTTGACCACTTTAACGCCAACTGGTCTGGAGGCGGAGGGGGGTCGACAACCTTCTACTCGTCTTTAACAACAGCATCGATTCCTGCTTCAACAAACGAAGCCGGGGCCCTCGCCTGGTCAGTACCAGGAATACAGGAAGAAAATCTATCCTACATCGTTATATGCATTAAACATAATAATGCACTTACCAATACCTACTGTTCTTTTAATGGAAATAGTCTAGGTACATTCAGTGGCGATGCAACAACTGATGAGTGGAAAGTTTTTAAAGCTCCTGTCTCACAAGTCAGTGCAAGTGGAGCAGTAAATGCCATAAAGGTTTGGTCAACTGATGCAACGGTTTCCAATGCACTCGAGATATTTGTACATGGGATTATTGATGGACTAGGATCAACATGGGGAAGCATAACTGGTACGTTATCTGCTCAGACTGATTTACAATCGGCCCTTGATGCTAAATCAGCCACAAGCCATAACCATAATCTTGCTGACTTAACAGAAAAATCATATAATAGTTTAACAGATAAACCTACTATTACTTCGATAGACGACACCGCATATAACGCCACGTCTTGGGACGCTAATACTGATGGAGCAACTAAGAATGCTATTAGAGACCAGTTTGAAGCTCTATCCTCTGTCTACGCACCTGTATCCCACAGTAACGATGCTACTATTCATCTTTCAGCAATTCAAAAAACTGATCTGACAGATGCAGGAGACTCTATTCTTCACTACCATGCCACAGATAGAGACAGAGCAAATCATATAGGTACGCAAACAGCTTCTACTATTTCAGATTTCGATACTGAAGTTTCTAACAACACAGATGTAGTTGGAAAATTAAGCAAATTAACAGCTCATACTGACATGAGAATTATTTATGATGTCGCTACATTTACTAATAGCTCTCCTGATAATAACGGAGCAATTAAAATAACCCTTCCAG